GAGATGGTCTGGGACACCGCCGACGCGGGGTTCACCGCCATCAAGAACGCGTTCTTCAACAACGACCTGATCGGGCTGCAGATCCTCGACGAGGCCGACGGCCAGGGACTGCAGGCCGACTTCTCGATCACGAACTTCAGCCGCAACGAGGCGCTCGAGGAAGCCATCACCGTCTCGGTAACAGCCAAGGTGACCTACTCGGACACGGCCCCGAGCTGGATCGGCGGATAACGGATCGGAGGCATCGATGCGCACGTTCAAGGACAACCAAGGCCGCGAGTGGACCGTCGAGATCACCGTCGCGGCGATCAAACGCGTGCGTGGACTCGCGGGCGTTGACCTCATGGAGGTGCTCGAAGGGTCAAACGGCCTCATCGAGAAGCTCGTGCGTGATCCCGTCCTCTTGTGCGACGTGATCTACGCCGCGTGCAAGCCGCAGGCGGACGAGCGCCAGGTCAGCGACGAGGCGTTCGGCGCGTCGATGGCCGGGGACGCGATCGAGCACGCGACGGCAGCGCTTCTGGAGGAACTGGTGGATTTCTGCCCGAGCCCGAGGGACCGGGCCAACCTCGGGCGGGTGCTCATGGCCACACGCGAGGTGATGGACAAGGCCCGGGACGTGGTGGAACGCAGGATCGACGAACTGATCGACGGCGGGGCGCTGGAGCGGGCGGTGCTGGAAGCGGTGCCGCCCACGGTCGAGGCGGCGGCTGGCGGCTCGTCTGGCAGTGCGCCGGCGTCCTCGGCATCGATCCAGCCTCCCTGACGCTGCGTGAGCTGGTCGCGATGGCCGAGGCCCGGCAGCGCGACGAGTGGAGCCGGACGAGTTCGGTCATGGCGCTGGTGGCCAACACCCAGCGCAACCCCAAGAAGACCCGCCCGCTGCGGCCCGGCGACTTCGACCCGTTCACCCGAGCCGCTGACAAGCGAGCGCAGGTCATCCCGGCCCCCGTGTCGGTGCTCAAGGACGTGTTCATCAGGAACCAGAAGCAGCAAGGAGGCACACGTGAAGATTGATCCCAAGCATCTGGCCTTCGGCTTCGGCGTAGTGATGCTCTCGCTAGGGCTCGGTGCGTGCGCCGGCTTTGACCTGGGCGACGTCGTCAAGGTCAAGACGCCGAGTGGCATCCAGCAGACCCGCGGCCTGCCGCGCACCACCACGCTCAACGAGGCGGAGGCCGAGTACAGGGCGTGGTTCGAGGACACCCAGCGCGTCGGGGCCCAGTGGAAAGCGTCGATCGAACGCGGCGGCGAGATCCGCGGCCTCCTGGGGCAGATCACCCTATCGGCCCTCGACGATTTCGGCCCCACGCTCGCGGGCGTGCCCATCGCGGGCCCGGCTCTGCCGGCGCTGACTGGTCTGGCGGGACTGTTCATCGGCGCAGGGCGACTCCGCAAGGAGAAGGAGGCGTCGTTCAACAAGGGGCTGAAGGAAGGCCGCGTGGTGCCCAGCGGAGGTACACCCGCGTGATCACCATGCGGATCAAGGACGTGTTCTTCGACCGGCCAGCGGTGAAGCGGTCGGTGGACGCCGCCAAGCGCCGTGTGCTGAGCAAGGGCGGCGCGTTCATCCGCACCGCCGCCCGGACCAGCATCCGCAAGCGCAAGGGTTCGGCCCCGCCCGGCAAGCCGCCGCACTCGCACGAGGGCTCACTGCGGCGACTGATCCTCTTCGGCTACGACCGCAGGTCCGACAGCGTGGTGGTCGGCCCGGTGGGCTTCAAGAAGAGCGTCGCGCCGCGAGCACTCGAGCACGGCGGCGCGACCGTCGTCGTCTCGCGCCGGCGTGGTCGCCTGCAGAGCCGCAAGGTCAAGATCGCAGCCCGTCCCTACATGGCCCCGGCGCTCGAGCGTGAGCGCCCGAAGCTGCCGGTGCTGTGGCGCAACAGCGTGCGGAGGGGGTCGTAGATGGCCGACACCCGAGGCATCCGGGCTGGACGCGCGTTCGTCGAGCTGGGCGTCAGCGACAAGCTGTCGGCGGGGCTGCGGCGCGCCCAGAAGCGGCTCAAGGCCTTCGGGGACGGGCTCCGCAGCGTCGGCACCAGGCTGACGGCGATCGGGGCCGGCGCGGTCGCCTCGCTGCTGAGCACCGTCAAGGTCTTCACGGCCATGGGCGACACGCTGGACAAGATGAGCAAACGCACCGGCGTGAGTGTTGAGTCGCTCAGCGAGCTCGGCTTCGCCGCCGAGCAGTCTGGCGCGGACCTGGCGACCTTCGAGAAGGGCGTGCGGTCCATGCAGCGGTCGATCAACGACCTCGGACGCGGGCTTTCCACGCAGACGGACGCGTTCGCGGCCCTCGGGCTGACGATGGCCGACCTCAATGGGCTCTCGCCCGAGGCGCAGTTCAAGCTCATCGCCGAGCGGCTGAGCCAGATCGAAGACCCCAGCCGACGCGCCGCGATCGCGATGCAGATCTTCGGCCGCGCGGGCTCACAACTCCTGCCGCTCATGGAGGGCGGGGCCGCGGGCATCGAGGAACTCCAGGAGCAGGCCCGTCGGCTCGGACTGACCGTCTCGACACAGACCGCCAAGGACGCTGCGGAGCTCAACGACACGCTCAACATCCTCTGGCGGGTCATCAAGCAGGGTGTGTTCGTGATCGGATCGGCGCTCGCGCCGGTGCTCAAGGACCTGGCTGAGCGCATCACCCGGGTCATCGTCGGCGCATCGGACTGGATCCGCCAGAACCGGGCCGTGGTCGTCTCGGCGCTCAAGATCGCCGCCGCGGTCGCGCTGGCGGGTGTGGTCCTGATCGGGCTGGGCGTGCTGGTGGCGGGTGTCGCGGCGACCTTCGGCCTGCTGGCGAGCATCATCACCGGCGTCGGCACAGCGCTGGGCATCGTCGGAGCGGCCCTGGGCGCGCTGCTCTCGCCCATCGGGCTGGTGGTGGCGGCCGTCGTCGGACTCGGCGGCACGCTGCTGGTCACCTCGGGCAAGGGCGGCGAGGCGCTTGCCTGGCTTATGGAGCAGTTCTCGCGCCTGCGCGATTGGGTGTCCAAGGTCACCCGCGGCATCTCCGACGCCCTCGCGGCTGGCGACATCGCGCTCGCGGCCGAGATCCTCTGGCTGTCGCTGAAGGTCATCTGGCAGAAGGGCGTGGCGGCGCTGAACTCCGCGTGGCTCGAGGCGCGGCGCTTCTTCGTCTCGACCGCCCAGTCGATGTGGTACGGCGCGCTGGCGGCCGCGCAGATCGTGCTGCACGCGCTCGAGGTCGGCTGGATCGAGACGACGGCGTTCCTCTCCAAGACCTGGTCACGCTTTACGGGCGGCTTCCAGAAGGCGTGGGAGTCGGCCTCGTCGTTCGTCGCCAAGCGGATGCTGGAGATCCAGGGGCTGTTCGACGACGGGCTGGATGTCGAAGCGGCCAAGAAGGCCGTGGACGAGCAGCTCGAGCAGCGGCTGGGCGAGATCGACGACCGTACCCGCGCGGCCCTGGCCGACCGCGAGGCCCGGCGATCGTCCGAGCGCGGCCGATCCAGCGAGCTCAACGACGCCACGCTGTCGGAGATCGGCAAGCAGTACGAGGACGCCCAGAAGGCCTTGGACGCCCAGACCGACGAGCGGGTCACCGAAGCGCAGCGCGAGCTCGAAGAAGCCCGCAAGCGTCTCGACGACGCCATCGCAGAGGCCCGCAAGCGTCGCGAAGAAGCCGAGGGTGAACCCGACAGCCGTCCGCGCAACCTGCTGGCCGAGTTCGAGGACCGCCTGCGCGGCATCGGCGACCTCGTGGCCGAGGGCATCTCGGTGCGCGGCACCTTCGACGCCAGCGCCGTGCAGGGGCTGGCCTCCGACGACGCCGTCGCCGAGCGGACGGCCAAGGCCACCGAACAGACCGCAAAGCACACCCGCCAACTCGCCGACGCCGCCAAGAGCGGCGGCCTGACTTTCGCATGAACAGGACCTTCGCGTAGGAGCAATACCCCGTGCCGATCACCGTGACGGAGAAGTTCGAGAGCCGCCGGTCCACGAAGGGCGACAACCCTTCGGCGGAGCTCGTCTACACCGTGCGCGGCACCAACGACGACCTCGCGGCCCGCTCGGCCGCCGAGGCCGAGAGCCCGGGCAACTACGACGGCCTGCCCCGGCAGACGGTGTCGGTCGAGCCGGTGGGATTCGAGCTGTGGGAAGCGACGGCCCGGTACGCTCAGGCCCAGGGCGGCGGGTTCCCGCAGACCGGCGAGAGCGTCTTCAGCTTCGACACCGGCGGCGGCACCCAGCACATCACCCAGAGCAAGCAGACGATCAGCAGCCACGCGGCATCGGGGACGACAGCGCCCGACTTCAAGGGCGCGATCGGCGTGACGGGTGACGGTGTCGAGGGCGTGGACATCACCGTGCCGGTGTACCAGTTCAGCGAGACGCACTACCTGCCGGCCAGTCAGGTCACGCAGGGGTACAAGGGCACGCTGTTCAACCTGACGG